ATATGGTTGACTGAATATATAAATACAACAGATACTCTTTGGCTAACTGAATACATAAATACAACTGACACCATATGGTTGACTGAATACATAAATACGACAGATACCCTATGGTTGACTGAATACATAACAGACACCATTATAGAATATGTAGATGTCGAATGGATAACGTACGATACCATATATGTCGACGTACTAGTAGACAACTACGTTTATGTGACAGACACCCTAACCTTTACAGAGTATATACTATCGACCGAATATATAGATTGTGACACCGGTGAGCCATGTGATGAAGGTCCGGGAATGGATGGATGTGATGATGACAGTATCTTTATACCGAATACCTTTACTCCTAACAATGATGGAGTAAATGACATGTTCTATGTAGTAACAGATGTCACCTGCTGGTTAACATGGAACCTCCAGATATACAATAGATGGGGCACGCTAGTTAAGGAAATGACTGATCCAACAGATTATTGGGAAGGTACTAGCAGATCAGGTCATTGGTTATGTCCGGATGGCGTATATACATGGAAACTTAATGCCACCGAGGAAGGGTCAGCAACTCAGCTCAATGGTATGGTAACAATATTTAGATAGAAATGATACCAGTCTCTGAAGCTGACATACTACACGACAATGGATTTTGGGTCGTAATAGAACCCAAGGGAAAAATCAAATGGAAAGTGTCAGTGCTAAGAAAAAGTGAAGAATCTGGCAAATGGAAATTACTATCGAAAGATATTAAATCAAGCTTAGATGAATGTTATGATTGGGCTGGTAAAGTACTAGAGCCCATACTAAAACCTATACTAATACAAAAAGGATTACTATAAATGAAATATGATATCAGACAAAGATCAACCCACATGGTAACAGACGCAACAGCGTATCATGCAATTGACTCAGACGAATTTGCGAATTGCAAACCAGCATATGAAGGAGACTCGCCTAGAGCATTTCTATCATACCTTGACAGCAATTTTAGAGACGAGGCTTCTTTACTTGCCAATGAGAAATACTTAAGCAAGTTAACAATAGACACACTATACAGTCTATTCATAACCCCACAGTTAATGCCTCTGAATACCACTAAGAATATTGATGAGCACTCATTGCTAGAGATATCAGATAATGATCCATTTCTATCAATAGTTAATGCATTACCAGAAGGCTATAGTAAAACCCCAAAGCCTAAGAAAGGCAAATTATTTATAATGTAATGTTAGAACTCACAGCAATATATTTAATAATGGGCCTTGCAACAGTATACCTGATTGACAAAATGCTAGACGCAGTTGGGTCTACAGCTTTAGATCTAATGACAAATGGCCAGAGACTACTAACAGCAATACTATGGCCACTATTCCTGTCATTCTTAATACTGAATTTTATATGGGGATACATAAAAGGTCTTAACAATAGAAAATAATGAGCAGAGAATATAAAGTAACACCCAAGTACAGAACTAACCCACTCCATAAAAAAGAGGGAGGGTTCAGGGTAAGCATTACATATGTAGATGACAGAGGCACCAAGATCTATGAGAATGTGCAGTATCCAACAAGTTACATAGCAAAGATAAAAGAAGGCGAAGACTTTCTTGCCGGAGTCATAACAAGTATTATAGTAACAGATCAGAGCAAACCTCACAACACAGATGAGGATCTTAGCTGGGATCCAAACGGAGACAACCATGGGAGCTAATTGGAATTCAAAAGAAAACAAGCACACGCCTATTATAAAAGAAGGCACAAAATATAAAGCAAGCCAAGTGAAAGCAATGGTAGAGGAAGAAGGCATGAGCGTAGCAGAGATAGCAGAGGTTATGAATCTATCCGTAAGTAGGATATATGAGTACCTAAAAGAAACCCCCGGCGACGATAACACAGGAAGGTAGCGCGATGCATAACAGAGAGAAAACAACAGAATCATTTGCACTACAGGCAATAGGATGGAGCATAATCATAATGGGTATGCTATACATACTAATGCAAGCCAGGCTACCAGTGCCAAGACATGAGCAGCCTCAGCATGCAAACCCAGTACCAACTCACCAGTCAAAATGACATTCCACGTTCAAAATAAACACTCAGATCCACATCCTCCAGATACACCGGCATTGATATACGCAGCAGTAATGATAGTGGTTTATATAGTGGCAATGATATGGGCAAGATAATGAAAGAAGCATTAATAATACTAGACCAAATAGAAGCACATGTAGATACATGTTGTGCTTGTACTATGGATCCAGACAACGTAGTAGAACTAATAGAAAAACTAAGGAACATAATGAACGATGAAGATCAGTGGTTAGTAGACCAGTACAATAGAAATAGGCTTGTAGAAGATCATATCACATCTCCAGAGGATATGCCCGAAGGTCTAAAAAGAACCACCTATCTTCCTTTCCTAAAGGGTGGAGGTAAACCTAAATGAAAAGAGCACAATACAAATCAACCCTTGGTCAACTCAAAGCCAATGCAGATTCAAAACATGCAGAGGCTAAGCAAGCCACAAAAGAAGTAAGAAGATTCATGAAAGAACATCCATACTATTCAGATAACAGCAGAAGAAAAGAAGATGCAATGAGAATAATAGCATATGCATTTATAGGTCTTGCAGTAACATATATCACAACAACGCTAGTATATGTAGTAATGCACATGTGTAGCTAAGATAAGAGTGCACGTATGAGCTCTTAATGCACAGTAACCATGCAGTATGTGTGCATAAGCCTAGTCCCCTTGTTATGATCCCCTAATACTGTGGTACCCCATTGGAAAAGCCCACCATATACCCCGAGATTCTGGTAATATGTGGGAAGTTCTGGTAAGTTGTGGTAAATACTGGGCGTGGAAGAATAGGAACGCCATAGGTTTTAAGCGCGTATTTGCCCCCTTTTGGTGTTTGTGTAAAATATTTCGAAGTAAACCCACCGCCCCTATACAAATTCTGTTGGCTAAGCCATAGCCTTCAACCAAACAGGCAAACCGACCGAAATTAACCACCAAAACATCGTGGTATTCACCAGAAGTACCCACTCCCCCCGATTTTAACGTTTCTTAACGAAAAATAACCATCAGAACATCGTGGTATTTGCCTAGAATGTTGTATATTGACTATGTCAATCATTCATTAATTAACCCTTTAAACCCACTAAAATGACAAAAGCCGCTATTACCAAAGAAATTAACGAGATCGAGGAGCGCATATATGCTCTAAGCTCTGTTGCCGTCCACTCAATTACAACCGATCACGATGCCAAATGTGATACCATTAACACTATGTTAGAGGAGTATCATGCCCGTCATCACTACCTCATAGGCTCTAAGGAGTTTATGGTTCACTTTGAAGGTGGAGGTTGGAACACCGTCTATGGTGTCAACAAAGAGGGTGCCTTTGAGAATGCCGTTAAAACATTTGGCAATGGAGACAACTCTAAATATGCTCCACTAGTAGTTAAGAGTGTATCACTCGCTTCTGCTGAAGGCATCGAAGCTGCTATGAGGCTCTTCTACTAGTCACTACCCCCTATTAGCCCAGTTAGTTATGCTATTTCCCTGGTCAACAAAATGAAATAGTCCTGCAGAATTTAACGTTTCTTAACGATATTCATCATGGCTTCTACCACATTAAGTCGTATATTAGCTATGTACATTAACTAACTACTTAAACCCCCACTACAATGACAAAGTCTTTCCCCCTTAACATTACCGCTACTACCTCTGGATCAATGGTCCTTATCAAGCGCAACAACGAGATCATCTCTGTTAAAGAGATCAACCCAAATGATGTCAAAACAGGATTTGCTAATGTTTGCAAGTCAATTGACAATTACGTAAAATCTAAAATCCCCACATTTGTACCTCAGGGGGATCTAACTCTAAACAAATAAACCCCACTAATATGAATACAGATTACACATTAGTCGCATATCGCGATGACAACAAGGAGATCATCCTTCGTACTAACTCAGGAAAAACCACATTCAATGTGCCAAAGGATCCTGACTCACTTCGTAAGATCAAACAAGCCATCTCATTTAAACAGAATGTCAAGGTCACACTAGACAAGACAATAGATGGTGAACTATCATACAGTGCTACTAAAGGACTACCATCAGGTGGCACACCATTCCCAGAACTAATGGCTACGGCTATTGACTTTGTGGAAGTACCAAAGGAGGTACCATCAGAACAAGCCGAACTAATGAGCTTCGTTCATGCCGAATGTGCAGAGCTTAAGCCCGATCTCTTAATGATGGGTCCACTCAATTGGAAATATCTAGTTCGATCGGCTATGCGAGGCAAAAACATTATGATGACTGGTCCAGCTGGATGCGGTAAAACAATGGCAGCTAAGTCACTGGTCAACGCATTAGATCGTCCGGAATTCTACTTCAATCTAGGAGCAACACAAGATCCACGATCAACGCTCATAGGTAACACCCACTTCAATAAGGAGGAGGGAACAGTCTTTGCAGAATCAGAATTCGTAAGGGCTATACAAACAGAGAACGCAGTGATACTACTAGATGAGCTATCAAGAGCACATCCAGAAGCATGGAACATTCTAATGAGTGTCTTAGATCAAGGCCAAAGGTACTTACGTATCGATGAGGCACAAGACTCAAAGACAGTCAATGTTGCTAAGGGCGTATGCTTTATAGCTACTGCCAATATAGGTAACGAATACACATCAACACGTGTGATCGATAGAGCTATGATGGACAGATTCACTATCATAGAGATGAGTATGGCAACGGCTGAACAGGAGAAAGACTTATTATCTAAGCTCTATCCAAATCTAGCGAAAACGATTATTTCCGATATAGCTGAAATAGTTGGAGCCACACGAATAGAAATGTCCACTGAGAATCCTAGATTGTCAACTGCTATATCAACACGTGCATCTGTGGAACTCACATCACTAGTCTACGATGGCTTTAGTGTCTCGGAGGCTGCTCAAGTTATTATCTACCCTATGTACGATGAGTCTGGTGGAGTCGATAGCGAACGCACATTCATTAAGCAAATTGTTCAAAAGTTTTGCGACGATGGCACAGAAAATGACCTTTTCAATGTCGATGAGGTCGAGGATGCTCAAAACTAAGTTATGAACATTTAACCAAAAGTTATTAACAATATTAGATGAGGGGTTCACCGAGTGGGGGTGGGCCCTTCCTCGTGCCTATGAACTTTTTGGAAAACCTAGGGACCGGCCTGATACGTTCCCATGTCGACGGAGGTTTTTTCCCTATAGACCCCCCGGACCCATTTGTTATGGAGTCCCATAGGAAGAGACGCTAACTTTTAATTAACCCAATTGATATTTATTAACATGAATAAGAAATTTAATATGAAAGAGTGGAAAGACACTCGCATCGACGAAGCCGACGATTCAACTGCAAAAATCATCAAGGAACATGGTTGGGAAATAGCCCTAATAATGGCCGAACTAACTAAAAAGAAATTTGGTCTTAAAGTAGAACGTTGGGTGGAAGATAACAAGGACAAAAGATTGGGTCCTTCACGGGCAACCTTCTATGACTTGTTAACGGCATTGAAAAATATGAAGAATATGTTATAGTCTATTAACATGAAAGGACTTGTAGCTGCAAAAAGCAAAATCGATACATCATTCAAAATGTTTGTTCTTTATTCAGAGCATGAAAAATACGCAAGCGATTTTGCTCCGATATTTAAATCCCATGGTTTGGGGTTTCTAATGCCAGGCAAAAAGCAAATATATATTGACGGAGAGGCTTTAGGGTCTTTGTCATACGATCATTTACTTGCTATCCAAGCTCATGAGATTGCACACTACAGACTCAAGCACAGGGGCACTTATTCTAAAAAGCAAGAATTAGAAGCAGATGTCGAAGGGCATAAGATATTAGTTGATGGCAATTATACCAAGGCGGCTTCAATACTCAGAAAAAGAATAAAGGACCACTATGGTCAAAGAGGCTTAAAAATGTTAGATGAAAATAATATGATCAAACTAAAAGACATACTCAAAGAAGGCGGCTCACGGAATATAGGATATGCTAAATTTTTAGTTAGCCTGCAAAAGCTCATAGGTAACATAGCACCAGATGCATGGGGAGATAAAAGCCAAATCGATCCCACCTCAGTAAAGAGAATCCACAATTCATTGAAAAAGAAGTATGGTACCGACTATGCAAAATACAATGCCTTGTTGAAAACCCAGAAGGGTCCATTCGGAGATTGGTACCTATAGGGTATCCAGGGAAAATCCCCAAAAATAATTGTTCATAACTTTAACGAAATTTAACGAAGTTCATCGTAGTATCTACCAGATAAGTCGTATATTAACTATGTACATCAATCAAACAAACTAACATGAACGCAGACGTAAAAAAGTTTATCGCCTTTAAGGTCAACACCCTCGCCAGAGTCTCCTCAGGAGAAATCACAGTCCACATGGCCAACATACTAATTCAGCCTGAACTAGATAGGGCTGTCCAAGCAAGCTACCTAACGAAGCAAGATTTTATAAAAGAGGTACTAACTTCGGAATACCCTCCTAACGTTTCTTAACGAAAAAGATCGTAGTAATTGCAAATTAAGTTGTATATTTACTATGTACATTAACTCACTAACCCACTCAGAAATGAAAAAATTTAATATTCATCGCCCGATCAAAAAGACTCGGGAATACACTAACCTCTTTCCCAAGGTTAAGATCTATCGTGAGATGGATCCTAAATACATACCTAGTCTGGGAGGACAAAGCATTGCCGGTTATACTCCGGAAGAGCAAGAAGCTCTACATTGGTTTCTCGAAGATCTCAGAATTGAGAATGGCGGGACCCTACCTAAAATAGACTTCATAGGAAGTTACAGTGGCACAGCAAAAGTTTGCCTTGTCAGTTTTATCAATCAAGGCGACTTCAGTCGCGAATACTTTACAAAGTAATGAGTAAAATTCAAACCACCGAAGACGGTTGGGAGTGTGTCCCAGAACTAAAACACGCATGTCGTATAATCGATTCAACCAATGACATGACTTACGAAATTAAAAACTGTGTTAGGAACAGTGGCCTAGAGTCTCTTGTAAACAACATGACGGCAGCTCTCGAGCATGCTATCGATGTTCTCGAGAACATAGACTACTCTAACCAATACATCACAGTCGATGAGGACCATGAATAAAATTAAATCCCGACTCAAGCACTTCAACTACGAAGGTGCGGCTCTAATTGCTGCACTTGGTGCTTGGCTAACACTTATAGTCAATATGCTAATATGGCAGTAATCCTAATAGGGGTAGCCGCCACACTAATGGCTTTCTATCTCGAACACCAAAATTTCAAAGACAAATGAGTAAGTCCTCTAAATGCGGCTGCAAAGCCACCATCCCCGCCGGCAGAACGGCTTTGGGTTACCACACATGTGTTGACTGCAGCACCACGCAACCCTATGGATGCGTAGCTATAAGCAATCATAAAACCGGCAACACTATCCAAGTGCTACCCAAAGAGGTGGCCGACAATATTAATCGTCTCTCCGCTCGCAAAGGCTACGGCGTTATGACAGGCATGAAACACAACTAATGTTTGACGAACAAGAAGCTATCAAGGCTGTAGAAGCTATTGCAAATAAGCCCATGGCAGGGATTCTCTCCCCGGCGAACCCGCAACATTGGTATTCCGATGATGACCTCAAGAACCTACATAGTGAGCAAACCGAAATCCTCTTTACAAAGAAGATTGAAAGCCTCATCACTAGGATCGGGTACCACCCCTCAACACCAACCACGTGTAACCACGTCACCCAACTTCGTAAGCTCATGCTCTGTGTCCAAGAAGGTCAACAACCTCGTAAGGCCACACTCAAGATCCTCAACAGGTGGTGGAAGCTCTACGAGCCAAAACTCTAAATGACCCGAGACCAATACATAACATTTAAGCACACCGGACAAGGTGCCGAACTACTCTATGGCTATTTTGTCGAGAAGAGTGGCACTGCGCTACCTTTCCCTGTGTTCATGCAAGTGCTTCAACAAGCAATCGGTATGGGTCAACTAGACTTTCGTAAGCTCGAAATTGAATTAGGAATTAACCTCGTCACCAAAGGTGGCACAATTATAAAATACTATTAAACCATGGACACACCTGGACACAACTACATTAGCTACATAGCTCAAAAGGCTTTCCTTACTGTGCTTTGCGCCAAGCTGGATGCGCGCCGCCTAGACTTCGAGACGCTGAACCTCCCGATGCCAAAAGACCTTAACCTTCATTGCGATTCATGCTCCCATGCATTGGACACAATCAATGCTAGGAAAATGGCTAATCCCAAACTCTTATTTGATATTTTTGTTAAGTGGGATCAACATTATTTCCCAACAAGTGGAATAGACACTGCTAAAGCCAATGAAGCCAGATCCCTATACAAGCAAGGTAATGGCATTGAGTACCTGGCAGACCTATATGATTTGCCTATAGAATACATTGTCGAATACGTACACACCAATCCCCAATAACATGAAGAGTTATTATATACACAAGATCGCTAGGATCCTATTCGGAAAACTTCCTAGAGAATTAAACCCAACAGAGCAACGTGAGGTCCTAGACTTTTACATGGATCACTACTGACTTAACGTTCTTTAACGGAATTCATCATAGTATTTGCAGATAAAGCTGTATATTGACTATGTACATTAATTAACTATTTAACTCCCTACGACATGGACATCTATAAAGAAACTGACATTAAGATCACCTTCGATGAAGGCGGCGACATAACACCCATCATTGTCTTTGATGGTGTAGAAATGGTAGACAAGTATGAGACCTTTAATAAGGCTACTCATCAAGTCGAGGAACTACTTCAACATGTCACACATTGGGAAAACTCTGGTTGTGATGTCTACGTATAAAAACCCACATAATATGGAAAAACATCCAAAAGATAACTGGCCAATGGCTGCCGATTTCGTTCATGAAATGAAAGCCAATTCCAAGACCACGGTCAAAAAGGAAATCATACATATATACAAATACCATTCATTCATTACCGAATTGGTTAAGTATACGTATGACCCATTCAAGGTCTACCACATTACATCTAAGACTTGTCGAGCTAATCCTGACCTTCGGGATATCGTACATGGGTATGATAATATATTCGATCTTCTGGACGATCTCGATAATCGGGTCTACACAGGTCATGCTGCTATTGCAAAAGTCAATGGCTATGTATTCTTAAACAAAGCATACGAAGCTTTAATCTTTTCTGTCATTGACCGCAACTTAGAAGTTCGTGCTAGTGACGGAGTCTTTAATGCCATTGTTCCTGGATGGATCCCTACCTTTAAACCTGCACTTGCTAATGTCTATCAACCTAAACTTGTAGATTTGGCTAACGGTGATTATGGTGAGGTTTGGTATGCTTCTAGGAAATTAGATGGTGTGCGCTGCCTTGCTATTATAGATGCGGACGGGAACGTGGAACTAAGGTCTCGTCAAGGACAGATCTTTAATACGTTGGATAAGGTTGTCAAGGATATCGAAGCCCTTAACCTAGTCAACACCGTACTCGATGGCGAGATCTGTATATGTAATATTTTGGACAATGAAGATTTCCAGGCTATCATGAAGGAGATCAGACGTAAGGATCACACAATCCAGAATCCTAAATTCAAGATCTTCGATTCATTCAGTAAGAAAACCTTTGACGATAAGGTTGGCGATGTGCCTCTGGAAAAGAGATTACGTATTGCTAGTTCTATAGTGGACTCATCGGATGGCGACACTCTTCAATATGTCGAACACTTCAGTTTAATTGATGATGCTCATTTTGAAACATGGCAAGATATGGCTAGAGATAATGAATGGGAAGGATTCATGGTCCGTAAGAATGTTGGCTATGAAGGCAAACGTTCTAACAATCTCCTTAAGGTCAAAACATTCCATGATGCGGAGTATGAAGTTACAGGATGCGACTTCAGAGAACATAGAGTTATCAGAAATGGTAAAGAAGTCAAGATGGATATGCTTGCTCAGGTTTACATCGAGCACAAAGGTTTCAAAGTAGCAGTCGGATCTGGCTTCAGCCAACAAGAACGTATACGCTACCATGAAAGTCCTAAGGACATTATAGGCAAACTAATTACTGTAGCATACTTCGAAGAGACTCAGAACCAAGACGGGGATTGGTCACTAAGATTTCCAACTGTCAAGGTTATACACGGGGCCGAAAGGACCACATAGTGAAAAACTAATTTGAAAATCTTAACGTTCCTTAACGGTTAACATCGTGGACTTTACCATATAAGTTGTATATTGACTATGTCAATCAATCATTAATACAGCCTCTATCCTGACGAGGACCCAGAGCTCTACTAACTACGTTGACATAAGAGGGTTAATAAATCTAGGGTGAGGACCACCTGCTATAAAGATCTAAAGCTAACCACACTCCCTTTGGGCCTAGTCCCCCAGTTGGGAGTACCTTTACGATAAGGATTCAATCAATCAGTGGTTGAAATCTTAACGATTCTTAACGATTAATATCGTAGTCTTTGCAGTATAAGTCGTATATTGACTATGTCAATCAATCATTCATTTAACCCCTATACTGATGAACATTAAAAATTTAAACTTAAACGAGCTTCAGAAGCTCAAGTCTGAGATTAATACTCAGATCAAATTACTATCTTATAACGCTTTCCGTACCGGTACTGTCGTTGCTATTAACAAACCAAAATACAATGGAATTAAATTCCTGGTTACCAAAGTTAATACAGTCAATTGCATCATTAAAGAAAATGGAGCACGTAGACAGATCAACTGTCCCAAATCACTTTTAACAATCTTAAGTTAATATGAAAAACTCATTCAACTCGATTGCAGATTCAATCATCTACTACACAGGCGTAATCACCCTTGGAACTATCTTTTTAATAATCGTCTTTAATCTTAACGAACTTTAACGATATTTATCATAGTCTTTGCAAATAAAGTTGTATATTGACTATGTCAATCATTCATTAATTAACCCTTTAAACCCACTAAAATGGACTTACCAGTAATAACAAAAAACTCTAAATCTACTAAGAAATATAAATTAGGAGTAATCAAATACTTCATTATCGAACACATGGAGGAACTCGGATATGATACCGACGACGAAGGTTCGGAAATCATCTTCAGCAATCCTGAAACTAAACTTAGTATTTGGTTCAGACCCTCTCGTCCCGAGGATGTCTTGGTCACTAATGAAAGTGATAAGCCCTTCAGGGACAAACTTGCTTCCACTCTGGAAGATGAACTAAATCTTCTATTAGAAGCAGCAATCGTTTCAGTCAATCTATGAAGCGATTCCTCGTCATAGGATTTGCTCTGTCTTTAATGAGCTCTGCAGGGGTTATGATAAAGCCCTTTCAGAGCCCAATACAGCCACTTCAAGCTAAGCCCCATACATTAGTCCACATTGAAAATGATAGTCTAGTATATGCGCTTATACACGTTGAAAGCCGTGGCAATGATTCAGCCTATTGTGCATCGGAAGATGCCGTTGGTTGTTTGCAGATACGTAAAATTATGATAAGGGAAGTCAATCGGATCTTAAAGGCCCAAGGAAATTCAATAAGATATAAAATGAAAGATCGTTGGAGTAGACCAAAGTCTATTGAGATCTTTAATATCTATTGTGCACACTATAATTTGGTAACCGAAGAAGAAAAAGCTCGGTGCTGGAACGGAGGCCCAAGAGGTCTAACAAAAAAAGCCACCCAAAAATATTGGAATAAGGTTAATAATCAATTAGATAGATAATGAATTACTGGAAGAACGAAGAAATTCTCAAAATACTTCCTCATGTCAACGAAGACATAGACGGCGAAGTAATAAAAAAGGTGGCATTGCAAATCGGTAGATCCGAACAGGCAACAAGACGCAAGGTTTTAGAAATAATCGGCGTTGTTGAACAGTCAATGGTGGTAAGAATTGCTCTTGCTTCACATTGGGAACCAACTTCGAGTCTATTATGCCAGAAGCTCGACAAAAGTTTTATCCCAAACGAAATCTTTTCCGAAATTTTATCCAATCGTAAGGTGAAATTGGCAAAGGGTATGAAAGTTTTGCTTAGATGTCATGACGAAGTCTATCGTCTCGACTGTTTTAAAGAGATCCACGAACCTTGGTGCGACCGTGTTGTCACCATAGGGGCCTTTTACGGTAAATCGTTTTGGATTATAGAAGATGTAAATAAATATCCCGTGCAATTCCACGTGGATCTAATTAGAAAGTTTGAAAATGGAAAATAAAAAAATAGTTTTAGTCGACATGGACGGAGTCCTATGCGATTATGATATGAAAGCGGCCCTCGTGCCTCAATGGCTAAAGGATAAACACTATGACTGCCATGGAATTCCTGGTTTCTACCGGGATTTAGAACCTATGCCTGGAGCATTGGAGGCTTTTGATTGGCTCAATGAGCATTTCGAAGTTTACATTTGCTCGTCGCCAAGCTGGAGGAATCCTTCTAGCTGGATCGACAAGAGATTATGGGTCGACAACGTCCTCGGAGAGAAAGCTAGGAAGAAATTAATCCTAACTCACAACAAAGGTTTGGTCCGTGGCGATTATTTGATCGACGACAACGTTTGGAACGGTGTAGAAAATTTTCAAGGCGAACATATTCACTTTGGAACTGAAATGAATTGGAAATCAGTTGTAGAATACCTTAGCAACAAGGAAAACATTTCTAAAATTAAATAAGATATTTATATACGATGAATCATACATTTGACGAAGGAGAATTTCCTAAAATAACCGAGTATATTACTGACATGGCTGCTGAACAAGCTTACCTTATGTTAGTAGAGCACGGTAGTACGGCTTTCAGTCAGGATTTCCCTCTAACTAAACTTATCGAAGGCCTCATAACCCATTTTTTGGGCAAAGAGGAATATGAACGGTGTGCTTTACTCCAAAATCTGCAAGCAGAATTGGTAGTTGACGAATTAGTTGAAGAAATTCAAAATAAACCTCTTGAATAATTTTTTTATATGGAGTTTATGTATTATATTTACAATGTAATTATTCTACTTACTTTCAAGTAATAAAATATACAAATTAATAATAAGTTAACATATACTAATATAATAACAAGTATGTTAACCGGGTGTTGTTTTAATAATCTAAATTTTTAATAAATGGTAAAGAATAATAATTCTTACAAACAAGGTCCCAATCGGGATCACTCCAAACCAAAGTTCAATCCTGATAAATTTGGGAAGCTATGGAATGGGATAGACTTTAAATTGGCTAAGGGAATGAAAGCTCAAAGACCTACTGCTCCTGCTGAACAACCATTGATTGGTTCGTTATGCATTGGTGGTAAGGAGTTTGAAATTACAGCTTCTGAGGCATCACGTATCATGGACACACTCAAAGATGCCCAATACCAATACAACAATGCTAGGCGACTAGGTATGTTGGATGCAGGTACTGGAACACCGGTGAGTCAGTGGAGCAAAACTTACGAATAAGATGATGACATTTTTAAGTGGAGTTCTAATTGGTGGTCTAGGCGTAGGTCTATACTTCTATCGGAAGCTATCCAGATTAGGATCAGCTATGATAGATAAACATGTCATAATCGACATTCTCAAAGAGTATACAAAAACCCAGGATACAGTTAATGCCAAAAAAGCAAAGACCAAAGCCTCTAGAAAAAAAGGAGTGGAGGAGAAGGGGTAACTCAAATTTAACTGGAACCCTAAACACCTTCATGAATTCCCTAGAGGATGAAAATGACTCAGACTCTATAACTAAGAAATTAGATGTAGTACTAACTCTGGTTCATGACAATATCAAAAGGTCATTGGATCTAAGAAACTTCAATACTCCAGATATTAAATCTGATGCTAAACAGATATTTGATATTCTAATGAAATATCGATCTACTAAGCTAAAAGATAACACCGATCTAAAAATCGTGAATAAACTATATAATAAACATAAGAAACTCTCAGCGTTAATGAGCTAGGCCTTATATTTATAGATGATCGTAGTATGAATGTCAGCTACATATCGGGACGGGGGTTCGACTCCCCCCACCTCCACTAAACGGTTTATATAACTGGGGGTGATCATGGATTTGACCATATGATAAGAGCATTCAGAAGATCACAACGCAATTAACTGGCGAACAAGTTGAACTAGCAATGGCTGCCTAATAAGGTACCCAGAGCTGCTGGTATTAACGGGGCAAGATTAGATCTATTCTAGTCGTATCATTAAAGCCCGGAGGTTGGAGGAACATATTTGGAGAATTATAATGAATGATTTTAACGAAGCAATGATTTGGAAATTTAAAGACGTACAGGACAATAAAGCCATGTGGAAGTTTTGCCAAGAAGATTTTAAACAGATCTTTGTCGAAAAATCAGGTAAGTCATTTTATAATTCTCTCCTTAACGAGCTGGTGTATGAGATATCCCAGAATAACACCGATAACCAAAATGATGAGGTAGTCTTTGATTGGATATCTACTGCTGCTACTATGACCAAAGAAGAGATGGATGGCTATATAGAGTGGACCCATAGAAACACTGAGTATGACCCAGGAGAAGCTTGGGAACTTTTACAGCCAGAAGATAAATCAGTTATGTTCGGAAATGATAAAAGGATCTTTGAGAATTGGTTTTCAACTTTGGCTCCTTTAGAGCTAGATTTTTATGTAGATAGATTAACATCAGCACTTCCATTAATCCCAACTAGTAATAAAGGCCCTGAACAATTGCCCTCCAGTATATACAAGCTGGACTCATTAACAGTTTCGGTCATAAACTCAGCATTAGCTATAACATCTCATGATATCGAAGCCCTAGATATACTTAAGAAGGTCTTTGTTAGTAAGGGCAATCTTCCTTGCGAACATAGGCTAAAGACCATAGGTGAGACTGTATTCCACACCTATATCTTCAATTTAAACTCCAAAGCTTAAATTAATATACTTATTTATATGAAATTCAATTTATTTCCATATGTTGTAGCAATGTCGGCGCTATTCGTTTCGGCCTCCGCTGCATTCTATTCTGTATATGGATTGAGCAACTTATTTGCAGGTGCATCAACCGCAGTTATCATAATGGCATCTTCATTAGAGTTTGCCAAGCTGGTAACCGCATCTGCCTTATATCAATACTGGGACAGGGTCAATATATTCTTAAAGACATACCTATCTATTGCTATGGTTGTTCTAATTGGCATAACCTCCGCTGGGATATATGGATTTCTATCAGGAGCTTACCAGGAAACATCCGCTAAGGAAGCCATCACTTCAACTGAGATCGCTATCCTGACATCAAAGCAGAATAGGTTCGTCCGTGATGCTGAGACATTGAATGCCAACATTACAACATGGTCAGAAGCATTGGCTAATCCTTCAACAATCCAATATGTACATAGAGAGACTGGACAGCTGGTAACTACAACATCTTCCAAACAGCGAAAACTTCTACAAGCCCAATTAGAAGAGTCCCGAATATCATATGCAGTAGCATCAGATTCAATATCAGCTATTGACATTCAAATATTAGATTTAAAGATTAATGACGAGACAACTCGTGAGCTCGGTCCGTTAAAATACGTATCAACTCTTATTGACAAGCCTATGGATTCAATCATCAACTGGTTTATGTTATTGATCATATTCGTATTTGATCCATTAGCTATAGCTTTAGTTATAGTGGCGAACATTGCTTTCGGCAGAACTAGAAAGCTCAAGGAGCCAGAACTTGTAATTATACCTGAGACAATAGTCAAAAGTGAAACCCCTCCCGAAGTAATTTCTCACAAAGGTATACTTGAAAATAAAAAAGACATAGCTTCTACCCTAGATTTATTGTTAGCTTGGCCAACTCTTAAAAATAGCGAACGGGAAGACAAAATAAAAGAAATAAAAGAAAATTTATATGGCGAAGAAGAAATCAAATAAGATCCCAAAGATCAAAGGATCTAGAAGCCGCAAAAAAGAGGCTCCTCCAAAAGACCAAAAGGCTTTTGATGCCTTGTGTGAATATCCAATTAGATATGAGCTAGGAACAAAGTGGAATCAAAACCCAGCACTTACCTATAGGTATATGGCTTGCAAAGACTGTGGTCAAGACTGTGTAGCCGGACTTGCAACTGTAAGTATGGTTTGTTCCGCGTGTGTCCAAGAACAGGTAGGTCCTCCGGACATAACATCCCAAAGGACTTCTTCTGGACGGCCTACAGGTTGGCACTTCATGATTGAATTTGTAGACAAAGATGGAAGTGTGTTCTTCCGTGGAGTGGAACAACCAGACCTAAAGGGCACCTTAGAACCAACTAAGGTCGAACCTAAAAAACGTATTCGCAAGAAAGATAAAGAGGCAGCCAAAAGCCATGCTTCAGTCCAACTCCACAAGCTAAAGAAAAAGCTAGCAAAGGCAAGATTTAAAAAAGACCAAAAGCCTATAATGCAAGAAATAAAAAAACTCCAACGGATTGCTTTAGGCAAATTCCCAAAGACATTCGTCTTCGAAGACTTTATGGCAAACTAACCTTCCATTTATTTTTTTATTCAACATTTATTTCTTATATTTAGATAACAATAAAAAACTAGAGTATGTAAGATGGATAAATTAATTTATGAACGTTCTGTGGAATCAATAGAGGCTCAGAGAATCGTATTTGAAGTTCAACATGATTTATCCCTTAAGGCTTTCAAATTAAACTGTATTCGAATGGCCCATGCATTAGGATATGATAGCAATTCAATAAAAAAGACATTTGGAATGCCAGAAGAATCTGGAGATCCTAAACAACTAAAACTATTACTTGATTAACATGTCAGAAGATTTATACAAAGAAAAAGTCTTAAAAAAAGACGAGACCCCTATTGAAATAACAATTGAAAAAACTCCTCCAGATCTAAATGAATTAGAGAATGGGTTGTCAATTAAAGATTCTCTGGTTTACCTTACAGGTCCTATTGACGAATTTAGTCTAGCGGACATCATCGTTAAATGTCGAATCGTTATGAATAATAGAGACGAGGCTGAAGCAAACCTTCCTATAAATTTAGTTATAGATTCATTCGGAGGCTGTGCGTTTTCTGCCTTAGGCATTATTGACTATATGGAAAACTTAGACGTCCCAGTCAATACAATTTGCAGAGGTAAAGCAATGTCAGCAGGAGCTCTTATACTAGCTTCGGGTACCGGAACCAGATATGCTTCCAAAAGATCCTCGATAATGTTACACCAAGGAATGGGAACCACATCAGGTAAGATTGGAGATTTAAAATCTACTGCAGACCACTACACTAAGATTGACATAATGATCGGTGAGATCTTAGAAGAGTATACAAAGAAGCCCGCCAAATGGTGGACTCAAGAAACTTCACATGACAAATATTTTACGGCTCAGGAAGCCATGGTAGTTGGAATCATCGACGAAATAGGCTAATATGAAATTAACAGACAAACAAATTACAGACAATTGGGCAGAACTACAGGACCTAATTTCTACAGAATTTACAGGTGATCGGAAAGATAAGCTCCTTGCTATGTATGCATTCTTTGAAGAGAGAATGGTTATAGCACCTGCATCAGGACTAGAGCATTATCATAATTGTTTTGAAGGTGGATATGTAGACCACGTACTTAGAGTAATACTATGTGCAAAGGAACTCCAAAAATCTTGGGACCTTATGGGTGCAATATCTTCGGACTATACTACAGAGGAACTTCTGTTCTCTGCATTAAATCACGATCTTGGTAAAATCGGCGATCGCGAATTTCCATACTACATTCCAAACCCATCTGAGTGGCATAGAAAGAATCAAGGTAAGATTTACGACTACCATCCAAACCTGAGACATATGTCCGTACCAGATCGAAGCCTATTCTTACTACAAGACTTTGGTATTCCATTCACAGTAAATGAAGCCATAGCTATTAGATGCCATGATGGCCTATATGACCAAGCTAATGAGGCTTACTTTAAGACGTACAATCCTCAGAAGGAACTGCAGAACCATTTGCCAATTCTTTTGCATCACGCAGATCATATGGCATCTAGAATCGAGCATGACACTGCAAAGGCATCTAGATCTGACAAGCCTAGTAATCTCCCTCGTGGCAATAAAAAGAAAACGGTCTCTGTAGCTAGTGAAAAAGCAAATGACTTATTTAAGGATCTGTTCGGCGAATGATTTTATTACTATCCATACTTCTTATAGTAGAGTTAATTATCTCTGCATTTATAATCTGGAATCTACTCCGGAAATTAGATGTGGCTATTTCTGATGGTGAATCTTTATACAACACAATGGTTGAACTTTATGACGACATTCATAAAACATTTTCGGAAATGAAACAAATAGATTACAAAGGCGGCTTCGAAGCTGATGACGAAATAGGGGCTATATTTAAGGACCTAAAAGAAGTTATGGATAAGCTAGAAGGAAAATATGGTACAGACAAAGATTAGTCCAATATCTAAATTTTACGAGGACCATGATAGACTCCAGGCAGAATTCGAAGCAGAATATCTAAGACCGGGAAGACGTGGTAGACCTAGAAAAAATAAGATGTATTTCACTCCAGTCACAGAGGCTGCAATCGTAGCTTATAATATTGATGAGGACTATACAAAGCGTAATAAGATCTATAAGGAACATATCCACTATCCATTATATAAAATGGCTGAGAATCTAATTCATCGCTTTAAGTTTTATTATATGGATGGTTCTCCTGAAGACGTTAAGTATGAGGTTATTTCATTTCTATTGGAAAAACTAAACAAATACGAGTTGTCAAAAGGAAGAGCGTTTTCATACTTTAGTATTGTAGCTAAAAACTATCTTATCCAAAACAATAATAAAAGTTACAAGCGCCTTATAACTAAAATTCCCCAAGAGGCTATCGACAACAATCGTAATGTTATTAATGAAATTGTAAGAACTGACAGACAAGAATCTATATTAGCTTTCCTAGATCACTTTATTGAATACTATGATGCTAAAGTAGAATCAACATATAAGATTAAGAGAGACCAGAGCATAGCCTATGCTGTCTTAGAACTATTTAAGAACCGTGAAAACATCGAGAATTATAACAAGAAAGCCTTGTACATTATGATCCGAGAAATGACTGGAACTAAAACCCAATACATCACTAAGGTGGTGAATGAAATTAAATCAGAGTATACCCGTCTATTCAAAATTTTTGAAAATGGTAATACGATTTGATCACGACAATATTGTCACAAAACTTATAAATAGGAGATATAACTATGGATTCTGTATTTAAATACATGAATGGATTTCTCGGAGGATTATTTGCGCTATTAACAGCTCTACTTCCAGTTACTATTCTTTTCCAAGTCCTAACCGGTACAGGTGTATTCGGTCTGGATGTAATTTCAAACCTAACATCAATTATCCAGTCTGTTGGCGAAAGCGGCTTTGCTGGACTAGTTGCTATTTTGTTTGTTTGCTCATTTTTTATTAAAAAGTAAGTACATAAATAAGTTCCTTTATGGAACAGGTTACAATTAAGTGCCTCGGTCAGTAATGATCGGGGCATTTTCCTGTGTGAGGATATTTATTCATAGGAGAACCTTATGAACGGCGAACAAGAAATATTTAAAGGTAAAAATTTCTCGGGCTTACTATCCGACATTTATACCAATGCAAAAAAGAAAGAGGTCCAAATAAACAGCTTGATCAAAGACTTACAACCTATGATTAAAAATATAGGGGATGCTACAGTGATTGTACCTCTAATAGCTGAGTATATGGATATTAGTGTAAAGAATGACGACCATCTTATAAAAATGGCAGCAATAGTCCAAAGAGCTATGTCAAGGTCTGCTAGTGATTCTGCAAATGGAGTATTATTAACTGACGAAGAAAAGAAGCAATTATTAGATACTGTTAATCAAATGGAAGACGAGGCTACTACAAATGGCTAGACCCTTTTCAGCTACATCTAAAAAAGCATCTAGTGCTGGGCCTGAAGGCTTTAAAAGAACCTCATTCCCAGTAGAAGTCATGGATGTTATTTTAAGTGAAAGCCATCCCTCATATAAAAATACTACCGAGGTTTCAATAGGAGCTATTAAAGGTCGAAGATATGATACCGAAAAAGGAACTCCTTTGGAAAATTTGTCATGGTATAATCCTATCGACCCCACCGATCTAAAAATACCTTTAGTCGGCGAAGCAGTACTAATAGCAGAAGCTCCCAATCCAGGAATACTTTCTAGTAAACATGCTAGGGCTTTATACTATACTTCAACTGTGGGAATCTTTAATTCTATTAGTAATAATGCTGCACCTGGAGTAGCTACCACATTAGCCCCAAACCCATTTACATCATTTACAGGAAACATGAGTGCTAAAGAAGAATCTGAGGTAGGAGAATATGCTCCAGCCATTTTTATACCTGCACTGATTGCATTTGAAGGAGATAGGATAATCCAAGGCCGATGGGGAAATTCTATAAGATTTGGCAATACCTCTAATGGTTCTGAAGATCCAACATTTTGGAACAATTCTGGCAACGATGGCGACCCTATAACAATAATAGCAAATGGGATAGAAGAAACTTCAGGGATGACTAGATCTGAAATCCTAGATGATGGATCTTCAAATATAATCCTATCGTCTGCTCAAGAATTAAACTTTGAGACTTCGAATAAGTTGCCTATAGGATATCAAAAACCTAACCAATATAGAGCAAGCCAAATAGTTATATCTTCCAATAAGATCATAATAAACTCTATGGAAGACAACGTGGTGATCTCTGGTAAGAAAGGGGTGTCTATTTCAACCCCCGAATGGAAAGCTGATTTCACTGAGATGATGGATATACTAAAAGGGCTACTAGCAGAAATGAAATCCCAAGCAGATGGAGTTTCTCCTTTTGTAACCGGAGTCGGACCCACAGGTCCTAACCCAGCATCTCAGGTAGTATTGAACCTTTTGAAAACCAGACTTGACATGTTGGAGCAATAAATGGCTATTGCATATTCTAGTTTTGAATCTAAAGTAAAAACAATGTTAATGGGAAATGGATTTCAACACCAAGGTTGGGCTGTTGACGATTATGATCCAGAAACTGATATCCATGATTATAGTGGTGGTCCACCATGGGTACCGCTACAAAAAGATAGCCCACCAGCTACCGAAAAAGAAACTGCAAGATTCCTAGCAGAAGTAATATCAAAACACTTACTATCTAAAATAAAAGATCCCAAATTAAACCCGCCACTTATTCCTCTTGTTTATAGAACTGAGTTTGATACTATGGGAGGTATAACCGAAGACCTGGCCAATGATATAGAAGCAGGTTTTTTAGAATTGAAAGGGGTTACGACCGAAGTTATGGTTGATGCAAAACTTAGGGTGGCCTTTATTCCGATGGGAACTAGGATTGTAACCTGGATGGCAACAAATACAATTTTTACTTTTTTAGGTCCTCATGCTACAAATTTCCCTGTTGGGCTATCCAACACTCTAACAACTTTTGGGAACCCGGTTACGCTAGGGCAAGACTTTGGTTTAGCTCTAAAGCAAGAGGGAGCTACACAAGATATCATTACTACTAAAGTAGCATCAGCTCTAGTAAAAACTTTTGAGGATTATTTTGCAAAAGTTGGAGGGAACTTTATAGGGAGCAATGGAAACTCAGTATCTCCTACAACATGGTCAGGTTTGGTTTAATTATTCCTCCAGTGTTGATTACCTAATAACTTTATATTTATAGCTATAGGAACATATTTACATGAAAAAGAAAGAACTAGTTGAGATCATAAGACTTGTAGTTAAGTCTGAGGTTAAAAAGGCTGTTAAATCGGCCCTTACAGAAGTAAAAAAACAATCCGAAGCTCCAATATCTTTAAATGAAGCCCTAGACCAAACCAAAGACAATGGAGATTGGAAATCAATGGGAACATTTGATAGCAAAGACGCTAGGTCTTCATTTGCAGCAATGCAAGGTGGAGGAGCCAATCCTGGGATGAACACATTACTAGCTAATCCAACAGTACAAAAAGACGAATCATTAGAAAAGGCATTTACCAGGGATTATTCCCAATTGGTAAAAGCCATGAAGAAATAAATAATTGACCAGAACTGAACATAGATATAATCCCTTAGATTTTGAGCCTGATGTTGCTATCGGGATTGGACTCCCAATGACCACAGCTGAAGGAGGAAAGTATCCAACACCGCTTTTAAGCTACCAGGGATCTAGTTCCTTAGAAAACGCAGACCAGGAAATAGGGGCTTCTAAGTTCACAGGTGGAGTTTTTAATTCTACATACACAACGAATGTCCAAGTACAGGCCAATATAAGAAATTTAGTTCTAACCAATCCCGGAGAAAGATTCTACCATCCAAATTTTGGAATTGGTCTTCAAGGATTGCTATTTGAAAATATAACCCCATCTATTATTAAGGAAATACATGAAACTATTTTCACCCAAGTTTCTATATGGTTACCTTATGTAACTATTAAAGCTGTCGATATCAATACCGAGCGTATAGATAGTAATGAACTTAGAATTAAACTTGATTATATTATATTTGATAATGAAGTAGACCTACAAACAGTAGTTGTATTTGCATAGAGTAACTTAAATGATAAAAAAAGAAGTTAAATATTTAGGAAGAGACTTTGGGGACTTTAGGGAAGGTCTTGTAGATTTTGCAAAGAACTATTTCCCAGACACATACAACGATTTTAATGAAACATCCCCTGGCATGATGTTCATGGAAATGGGTGCTTATGTAGGTGATGTTTTATCATACTACACAGACTACCAATTAAAAGAAAGCTTACTATCTGCAGCACAAGAACGCTCTAACATTTTAGACATAGCTAATTCTCTTGGTTACAAAGCCAAAGCAACAGGACCTGCACACGTTGAACTAAGTGTTTATTTATGGGTGCCTGCAACAGGCTCAGCAGATGCGAAAGTTCCTAATATGGATTATGCCCTAACAATTCCTCAAGGTATGGAAGTAACTGGAAATGCAACCGGGATTAGCTTTACTACTTTAGAAGATGCTAACTTTGCAAATACAGGATCTGCAAAAACCGAAGTAACTGTATTTAGTTTAGCTGGAACAGTTCCAGATGCATTTTTAATTAAAACCAAAGTAAAAGCTATTTCTGGGCAATCTATAACTGAAACATATACTCCATCACAAGCGACAAAGTTTGATAAGTTTAAACTAGATTGTAATAATTTAATAGCCATTGAATCTGTAATCGATGCTGACAGTAATGTTTGGTATGAAGTACCATACCTAGCTCAGGATACTATATTCGAGCAAGTGTCAAATAAAGCTTCTGTCGATCCAACTACAGCTGCCGACGCTGATGATTCTCCATACCTATTAAAACTCCGACGTACAGCAAGACGTTTCACAACCAGAATTAATAAAGACAACTATACAGAATTAAACTTTGGCGCAGGGGTTTCAACATCCCCTGACGAACTTATTGTTCCTAATCCATCTACCATAGGAAACGTATTGGAAATTGGAAATGCTGCTCAAATAGACGTATCGTTTGACCCTGCCAATATGATGCACACCAGAGCATATGGTCAAGCACCTTCCCAAGCTTTAACTATAAAATATTTAAAGGGTGGTGGTATAGCTTCTAATGTAACTTCAGGGATTCTAAATAAGATTGTAAGTAAAACTATAAACATCGACGAGGATGGACTAGATGCCACAGTTTTAACTACGGTAAAGGATTCGATAGCAATAACAAATGAAAGTCCTGCAACAGGAGGCCGCTCAGCAGAAACAAACGAAGAAATTCGCCAAAATGCTCTTGGAGCTTATGCATCACAAAATCGTGCAGTTACAAAAGAAGATTATATTTCAAGGGTTTATGCTATGCCTCCAAAGTTTGGTTCTATAGCAAAAGCATATGTAGCATCTGATGATAAAATAAGTAATTCTTCAGAACCAAACCCTCTTGCACTAAATTTGTACATATTGAGTTATGATGGCTTAAATAATTTAGCCACTACTAATCTTACGACTAAAAAGAATCTACAAACATACTTAAGCCAATATAGAATCCTTACAGACGGAATTAATATTAAAAATGGATTCCCAATAAATATTGGTATTGATTTTGAAATAGTAGTACTTCCTAGCTTTAATGGAAAACAAGTTTTAGCCCAAACTATTGATATGATAAAAAAGTATTTTGATATTGACAAGTGGCAATTTAACCAACCCATAATGATTGGCGATTTGGTATCTAAAATGAGTGTGGTAGAGGGAGTCCAGGCAGTGTCTAAGATTGAAATTAAAAATAACGCTAGTGCTGACTCAGGATATTCTGGCAACTCTTACAACATAGGTTCAGCGACCATAAATAATGTGGTCTACCCTTCTCAAGATCCCTGCATCTTTGAAGTGAAATATCCAGACAAAGATATACGTGGTAAAATTGTAGGATTCTAAATTATGATATATTCAATCTTTCCCAAGCACACTGCAACAGCTTATGAGCGCTACCCTAAAATGAATACTTCAAGGGATGAAATTTTAGAACTTAATAAAACTGTTTCTAGCTCTGAAGTTTCTGGTACATTCAATACTAAAATATTAATGGACTTTGATTTATACGCTAACAGCCAGTCAATGGTAACTGAAGGAAACACAGCTTCAGCTTATTTTTTAAATTTGTATACCTCAACTACTAACACTCCTGATAATTCATTCACGATTAAAGTAGGTCCCGTTGCAAATGCATGGACCCCAGGCCTTGGTCGATCAACACACCTCCCAATTACAAAAACAGGAGTTGCTTGGAGTTATCCATCTACTGGTAATACATGGACTAACGATACGGCCTCATTCACAGGCACGACCCATGAAATAGAAAATTCCAATATCATAAAAGATCTAAGGGTGAATATAACAACAGCTGTACAAGAGCTGGGGGTTTCTTCAGGAGCCGACAAGGGAATATTAGTTAGTCGAACTCCAGAACAGGAATCAAATGGAAATAAATATGGTCATATAAATTTCTATTCTGCAGAAACATCAACTATATATAAACCACGTTTAGAAATTCATTATGATGACAACACATTTCTAACCGGATCGTTAACTGCATTAGATCTAACAAAAGACCACTACATATATCAAGATACGAATCCTGGCACATATAAGATTAACACAACCCCTAAATTTAGATTTATAGGTCGAGAAAAGTATCCTGCTGCAACATACACATCATCAGCACCAGCTGTTGTAGAATACCTACCAACTTCAAGTTACTATTCTCTAGTCGACGTTCGTACAGGTGAAACTGTAGTTCCTTTTGACACAACATATACTAAAATCAGTTGTGATGCTACAGGGAACTTTGCCAATCTTAAGTTAAGTGGAATATACCCAGACAGATTATATCAGTTCCACATCAGAGTAGATAATAACGGAACATCAGGTTACCACATCCTCGATGATATGTTTAGAGTGTACGAATAATGGCAGAAAGAAGGTTTATATTATCAAAGCCAAACTATACAGCTCCTGTAGTAGATGGTAGTGCAGATCTTTCTGAAGCTAATGGTTCAATGAAGGTGGAACACCAGTCTTCCCAATATGGGAATAATTGGATAGATAAAACCCCCGACTATGATTTTACCTATGAGCTTATTGATTCGAACGAGACAGGCACCAGCACACCCATTGAATTGGGGGAATCCACCAATCAGTATGTCACGGGATACCAGGCATCGTCAGATACATGGAGAGGAACCTCAGCAGAATTTATTATAACAGCTACCAACCCAACTCAGCTAGACCTCACAGCAAATTTTAATATCGTTGTAGAAGATCCTTATTATGAAGAGCCTCCAGCAGGATTGGGCGGAACACCTCCTCCACCTCCTCCACCTCCGCCACCAGAGTCTGATGAAAATCGAGCTGGAGACGGACCAGTTGACAATGGAGTAACCATAGAATATACAGCAGGTATAAAGGTCCTTGAAGATATAATACCTGATCCGCCATTGGTGTATGACGGAAGTGATCTAATTATTACTTTAGACCTAAGAAATATCATTTATAAACCCTCTGCCCTGAATGAAATAATAGATCCGGCATTTAAGAGCTACTAATGAAATCCATAAATAGATACAACATACCAGGAATAGAAGATGTGCTAAGCCGCTATGAAAGACTTAGCATAAATACAGGCAATGGTGCAGGAATATTCTTCAGATGGCAACTTATGGTTGGAGAATCTCTAGCAGACAATTCAAAGCTATCGGATTACCTAGTCAATCCTAGTGGCAACTTCAATGTCGACGAGAATGGTAAGGAAACTATAGACTTTAACCTAAAAGACATATTGCATTCTAAGAATGACAACCCTGGATCATATTCTTTAAAGTTATATACCCATGCAACTCCACACGGCTTTGACGCAACAAGAAATGTAGAGTTTTATATAAAAACAATTTCTCCTGGAAAAGACGAAATTGTTTTAGGGGTCCATGACCATGTTTCCCGTGAAGGTACTTCTTCAGAAGCTAGCTCGGCTAAACTAGCATATCAAACAGAACTTACGAGCTTTGTTAGTAATATTCTACCCCTAAATAATTTGGTGTTATCGTTAGCTGATGGTTCTTGTGTTCACATTCTAGCTAATAAAATAATGTCTGGAACTGGATACAATACTTTTGAACTTGCCGTAAAGTTAGCAAATGGAGTTCCTAGAAATATAAAACCAGGCCAAAGAGCTAAATTAGAGATCCAGGTAACAGAGCCAAGAGAATTTAACTTTTCAATTGCCCAGCCCCTATATGTTGAAGAACTTAATGTAATGGCTCTTCCTGATTTCACAATCAATTCTTCTACATCACAAGGCCCACTATCTTCCAAGTATGAAACCTGGGAATCTCTTCTTGGGTCTAACGAAGGGGTTAAAAATGAATTACTAAATGCAGTCTTTAGTGGATCATCTGCTACCTCTGCAGTCCTTGGAATAGACTATAGGAAGTATGATAACTTTGTCCATTTTAGTTCTGCTAAAGAGCGACTCGATAATTTTAAATATAAAATTCAGTTAATAGAATATTACGATGCCCAATCAGCAGTTTTGAGTTCTTCAGCTTCACCAGCATCAGAAGTCAATCGAATCCAATTTGTAACAAAAAAGAATAATATTGTATCTAAATTTGATGGCTATGAAAACTACTTATACACTGAGTCATCTTCCTATGAAAATGGATCTTATGGTATTTTTAATGCTTCTACATGGCCTAAATCAACTTCGGCAAAGCCACACGCTATGCTTCACTCAACATCTTCAGAGGCGATAGCATGGTTCACAACTCAAACCTCAGCAGCTCTTGACTATGACATAGATAATTCCTATAACTTAGAAAAAACAATTCCTGCTCACGTAAGGCTAGATCCTGAAAATGCAAACTACATGATGTTTGTAAATATGATAGGCCAAAACTTCGATCATGTTTACAACTATGTAGATCACATGGATATGATCCATGACAGGCAGAACGAGCTCCACCTAGGACTATCCAAAGATTTAGTTTGGGATGTTCTAAAGTCTTTGGGGTGGAATGGCATTAATGGATATAACTTCGACGACCTTTGGGCCTACAAGCTAGGAACTGACGAATCTGGAAGCTATCAAGCAACAGATTCTGGAAGCACTCAAACCTTTGTTAATGCTTCGTCAATGCCTACTGAAGACATCACAAAAGAAATTTGGTCCCGAACCCTAAATAACTTACCACATCTTCTTAGTACCAAAGGAACTGAAAGATCTGTTAGAGCCTTGGTCAATACTTATGGACTTCCACCAACGGTGCTACGTATAAAAGAGTATGGCGGAACTCCCAAGGAGATGTCGACCAAGCAATACATTAAGTATGAAAATTCCGGATACTCTCTTAATTTCGATGGAAGCCAAAGACTCCGGGCTCCATGGGCTCAATTATCCACGAGTAGCTATAGCCACATATCTGCAAACAAAGCCCCAGACACTATTGAGCTTCGATTTAATGCCACCCAACCGCAACACTCAGTTTTAATTCATAGCGGGTTTTCTAAATGGGGAGTAGAATTAGAGGCACATCCATCTGCATTGAATACCTCTTCTGCATACTACAACCACGGCAGATTATGGGTCGGTACCAGAACAGCTTCGGCAGGATATGAAGCAACGTCGTCTGGTTACTACCCTCTATTCGATAATGATTGGTGGAACATCCAGTTTGGAATAAACTCTGATGACATATTTAATCTACACCTCAAAAAATCAGCTGAC